TGGCAACTGCTCGTTTCCTCAGAACATCAACAATATCTTGTTTCTCCGAGTCAGTCAAATACTCGACGTTCTTTGGCTGAATACAGACGAACACCTTACCGTATTCTGGTGGTATCTGTTTTTCACCACCCCAAGTGATACAGTTCTTGACGTTTGAGAAGTTCTGTAAAATCAATGCTTTATAGTCATCAGATGTCACCGCTCTGTTCTGGACACCGAAATAAGACATAGCATTGAATCTAATTGACTCGATATCTTCCGCATCAGCACCACCAACAGCATTCTCTATTGTTCTGATACTAACAACACTGTTACCTTCAATGGTACCAATCAATTTGAATACTTTAGCATCATTAGCAATTTGGCCCTGTGATGTAATATAAGTCACAATTACAATGTTACCTGCACTTAATTGTTTACCGATGATATTATCACCAAAATAAATCTCTGCGCGGCCACCAAGACCCTCTTGGACGAAAAACACCTTTGACTCACCATCAATATCAACAATCGTATCAGAATGATTATAAGTGGAATAATCTAGCACTGTTGCTGAATTCTGCACCACAACTGAAATACTTGTGATGTCGACATTCGGATTGGGTAGAGTGAATTTTTCTGCTACGCTACCATTAGCGATATAAGTGTTCTGTTGAAATTGGCCCTGGTAGATGAAAACATCGCCGAAGTTATAAGAACCATATTCATTGACTGCAACAAAATCATCCTTAGTGACAAACTGGAATGTCTGCTCACGGACAGTTGTCTCAAACGGAGTACCAGCCTTCATCACCAGCCCGCACGGGCACCCCACAGCGTTACTCAACACCAATTGGATCTTTGCTCTACTTGATTTCACCGATTTGGGTCTGTATCCAAGACCCTTTGCAATTGAGACGACAGAATCACGCTTGACTGCTGTATCCAAAAATGTCTCATTTGCTGTATAATTAGCCAATACTGAGTTATAATAAGTGTTATATGCCAGAATATCCATCAGCACATTCATACCACTTGCTTCGAAGTCATAGTCCGCAAATTCAGCCTGTTCCTTCAGAAAGTCCTTGAACGATGACTTGATTGATCCGAAATCCAGATCACTTATTCTAATTTTATTATTACTTAATGCCATTTACCGTACTCTTTCAAAGTTTAGACTTAGTTGTTGTTTTTCTGGATTATCAACCACATAGAAGAAAAACTTGACATCAATAGTATTTCCATCTACATTCATATCAACAATAATATCTTCAATTACAACTCTTGGCTCATAGAACTCAACCTGCTGTTGAATGCGCTTGAATAGAGTCATCTTGGTCAATGGAGTCATCGGTTCAAATAACATTCCATATAGACCTATACCGAAATCAGTGTTGAACTTCTTCTCCATCTTGTTTGTCATAAACAGAATGGTCAGCGCCTGCTTTACCGACTCAACATCAATCTTACGGATAATGTCCTTAGTGCTTGGATGTTTTTTGAATAATAATCCGAAATCTGAGTGTGCCATGGTCTATGAGTCAGAAGTAATCATATATTTATGCACATCCATCAACCATTACAAAATACATCTGGACTACCGTTACCTGCTGTATCTCCACAGCTGATCGCATCGCCAATTCTGTGGATTGCTATACCGTTCGCAAAAACATTGGGACTGCCAGCACTCGCATTACCACCATGGACAGCTGGGGGACAAGCATGTGCTGGATATGAATCCCCAACTCTAACAACTGCTATACCATTGACAAATACACTAGGACTTGCACTATCGGGTGGTCTAGGACTGAAGCAATGACCTGCACTATTATCAACGCCCAGTCTAACTATTGCTGGCATTATAGATTCACCTGTGTGACTGACAATGTAACAGAAGGTGTAGAAGGACAAAATGCAGTCGCAGCTGGTGCAACAAGCGCCACAGTCGTATTATCAACAGCCCACATCAGCTCAAAATACTGACCAGCACTCAACGACAATACAAAGTTCCACGCCGCATAGTGATCAACAGTCTTATCAGTGACAGTGACCTTTGTGGCGCTATGTGGTACATCAGTGCCACTGATCCTTGCCCAAATCCATATATTAGCACCGCCGTTGGTGTCTGATTTCAACTGCGCCATAAACTGGAAATTATACAGACCAGCATTTATGGCTGTCACTCTACTATTATTCACCACGCTGAATCCCGATGCGATTTCCGTCGTATTATATGTCATCGCATAAGGAGTACTTGTTGCTGCTGCTGTCTGGTTCACAGTGCTAGAAAATACACCATAATATAAGCGTGGAAAGAATGTCGGTCTAACCAGTAATATACCATCAGTCACACCGACCTTCAGAACTGCAGCCACACTGGTTATAACATCAGGAGCTGTCGGTTGGACCTTTGTCAGCTTACCTGCTTGAGTAGGATGTGCCCACAATAAATCACCGACCGCCCAGGTCTCACTCACGGCGCTACCTGTCGTATTCAATTCATGTACTCTGCCAAGTGTTGTTGCTCTACCTGTAGTGCTGTCAGTGACATCCTCAGTCAAGACACCGATCATATACAATGGCGGCATAGTGCCATCTGCAATATATGGCTGACAAGTTGGAGTATAATTACCATTCACACCACTGAACGCGACAAGAGTGCCATTTGTCAAAGTACCAGTTGTATGATTAATGACCCTTATGTAATTCTCCAGACCGACCTGACATATAGTGCCGTCAAGTTGTGATATATCTAGACAGTCCTCAGTTGTATTCCAGCTCAATGTGCCGTTACCTATCTTCACCGAAGGAACATCAAGTGCCAACAATGACTGTAATGTGACTGGCTTTATCCCAGTCCCAACATTACGACCAGTCAATAACAAAGTATCCTTCATACCAGGATGAATCAGTAAATCGACGAGACCATAATTGTTCTCATCAGCACTGTTATACAATGAAATACCAACAGCGCCATCATTGGGTATCGCTGCAAACCCAGTCCGGACACCTACTGCACTAGACCTTGTTGCTATGACATTAGAGCCCCGATCAAACTCGGGCGTTAGTTCTATCAATGAATAATCAGATATTGGCATTCTTGGCCCAAGCTCCATTCTGTACTGCTGTTGTAAAATACTGAGTTGCAGTCTGCCAGTTGTTTCTGACAATCACCTTTAGTGGATATGAATGCAAATTTGTCGCATTGATATTCCACAGTGCCAATGTATTGTCCTTAAGCCTGACATAAAACTCCAGTATCATCTGACCACCACCATTTGTGAAACTGTACAGACCACCATAATCTGCCGGCAACTCTGAAAACTTGGTTGCCTCACCATATCCAAGGTCTGTGGTCCGATACTTCAATTGGCGCGCAAATACATCTGAGATCACGCCGCTCATTGTGAATGACATAGCACCCGTCTTTGTGAATGTAACAGCACTCTGACTAACCCTTGAGTCATACACAAAATCGTGGATAGAATAGTTATATGGATCTGTTATCTCTGCTGGCGGCGCATATGTCACGCTGAATGAATAATTGAATGGACTAAACTCGTCCACGTTTATACTATCTGGTGCTACTATACAATATTGATTACTCATACTAGCTTCAGTCCTTGGTCATATTTAGCAGTGCCACCGCTTACATTCATCGTAAGCACATTATTCCGGTTACCTGACTTGACGTATGATAAATGGATCCACGCACTACCTGGTCCCATTGACTCAAAGATCATTTGATCAAACGGCACCGCTTGTTTCACCTCTACAGCCTTATCATACATAGCGCTCTTCTTGGTTCTTGAACTATTCGCACTCTCGAACGAGACATCGACAGCCTGGCCTAACTCATGCTGACTAGTCTTCTTACTCGCTGCTGCACCTTTTACCTGTCCTGGTACCCTGAAGCCACTTTGTACAACCAGATCAGAACCATATTTAGCCTTCAATGGTTCCATAACATTCAAACACAAATGCGCCAAGTTACATACAATCTCATCCTGTGATAAACCATGCTGACCACCCTCTGGAGGTAAATCACCTTTACATAACATACCCAGTGTAAAGTTTGTACTGAGCCTAGTGCTCTTTGTATATGGCTTCTGTGCGTCCAGTACATCACAATTGGTTTTGTATTCTTCTTTTTTCTCCACCGGTGTCTCGTCCTTCTTTGGCTCCACAGGTGGTGCATCAGGTGTATTATTACTCATTTCCAGCTCCTTGATCACTCGATCCTTATCAGGTGCGTCCTCTAGAACAAATGCACTTGATGCCTGGCGTGTAGTTGGCATCAATGACTTCAATGATGGACTGAATGACTCCAACGGCTTCGCTGCATTACTCTGACCAGAGTTCCAGTGAATCACACCCGCATCACCAGCGATCAATGAACCACCCTTCATACTATATGACCCTGCAGCCTGCATCCGAATAGAGCCACCAACCTTAAGGTCATAGTCGCCATCAACCGTGGTCTTCATATCACCGACCACGTGGATCTGTGCGTCACCTTGGACCTGTATCTGAGCACTCTTACCGCATCTCACCGCATAATCACCGTCAATCGTCAAAACACCACTGCCAAGCACGTGGATTGTATTGTCATTCTCCATTATTGCGACTTCATTACCCTTGGTTCTTCGTACTACAGTGCCATTGGCATCAATCTCGATGAAGGTACCAGTCTTGTGGTATATGTGAATCCTCTCCATCCCTTTAGTGTCATCAAGTTCTATGGTATGGCCCGATTCAGTCTCCATAATATGATTGAACGGGTACTTCGCATTATATGGTACTAATGTCTGTTCCCAAGTGCTGCCACTGTTAGCTATGGCTAACCCACGCTCACGCTCTGATTCCTTCTTCACCACAATGGTCTTATCAATTGACTGGTGTCTTGCTAGTCTATGAGTATCAGGTTCCTTGAGCCATTCCTTCTTTGGATATTGGTTATATGGATCCAGGAACCCGACGTTATCAGTGGTACCTTTAGCTAGGACCTTCTTCTTCAGATTGGGTAGATTATTGATATCATTCTGTGCAGCAGGCTTCTTGGCTTCTGGATCATTCTTCTGTGGCTCAAACTTCTTGTCTGCTTCTGTATTACCAAGCTCATCCTCACCCT